CTAGTTGTGCTGTGCCATTAAGCAATATCGTTCCGTTTAATGGGAATCCTTGCAATATTTCTTCATATTCTACCGCCACCCCGCAAGGCTCTGGAAGCAATCCAAGTCGAAATACAATCATCCGATCAAACGCAGACAACCGCCCTTGAAACTGATACTTTGCCTGCATGATGCCTGTCAACAAATAAACAGACGGTGTTTCAAGTAGAATTTTCAGCAGCTTATTGATGTTTGGTGCGGTTGCTAAAATAATATTTGCGAATGCTTTTGCAAAAATCAATTTTCGATAGAGACTATCAGGAAGTGAGTAAGCATTAAAGCCACCAGAATCGGTTCGAAATGGCGCGACATTGAAAGGCGTAAACTTTGGCTCAGGCAAGTCTGTACGAAATCCGAAAGATTCTTCTTCGGGATTTTGGAGTGGAACATTTCGCCCAATACCAACAATTCGCCCCCATATATCAAGGCCAACCCCCTGAGCTGTTTCAAGATTCCACATGATACGATAAAAGTCTTGTATGTTTTTAGTTGGGTCAATCGCGTTATGTAGTTCTTGAATGATCAACATCAAGCGCGGACTGTTTGCATATTGTGAGGAGATAGTGTCTTCAATTTTAAACATTAAACCACCTCAATATCTGCCGATGAACATACAGGGAATTGATCCACGCCAAATTCTAATCGATCTACCCAAGTTACACCATCAAGACTGACTTCAATCGAAACTAGCTCAAGATCGGTTACGCTTGTCACCGCAGACACATACTGTACAGCACGTAAGTTTTGAGCGATACGCGCCCTTGTTCTGCCTGAGCTTAATGCGGTCAAGATAGCATTCTTAATGGCTTGCTGATTTTGGAATGAAAGCTGCGATATATCAAAGAAAGCAATTTTGAATTTTACTGTTGTTGATGTTGGGCGTAAAAACTTAATATCGTATTGTGGCGGTGTAACAGCAAGGGCATCATTGTCAGTAACCGTTACTTCTGTGTTTCCAGTAAATCCACAGCCCGATCCCGCTTTAATCAAGATTTGCTCTGCAACATCGTAATCATCACCACCAACAACAGAAACTAAAATACTATGCTGCAAGACTGGATAGTTCGTAATACCCATCGTTACTGGTGCTACAGTGTGATTGGATTTTACCCAAACGTCTAAAACATGGGGGAGGTTGGCTATTGATCCCCGAACCGAACTATCAGTATTTTTGGAGTTTGCCGATACTGACTCTTGTCTGCGGATCTCAAAATCATCGCGTGATTCTTCCGCTCTGCCTGTAATTGCTGCATTTGGATTTTCTACACGATCAACACCTGCCAGTGCCTGAACAATAATGGTGATTGTATTTGGTGATGCTGAAATAGGTCCAAGAGTTTGGCACTCAACAATGGCGCTCGTCTCACCAGATGGCAAAATAGTCGCTTGTGCTTTTAGCACCCAAACATTGCCTGCTTGATCTTGAACTTGAAATCCTTGCGGAATGACTGAGCCTGCCAGGCCAAAAAAGGTAACTTGTGCTGTGGAGCGTGTAACCCCCTGTCGAGTCAAAAAATACAATCGAGCTATAGCATCTTGCCAAATCCCTGTCGCATACTGCGGGTCAATCTGGTTCATAAGCTGAACCATTTGGTCATCACGGTCTCGGAATGAAGCTGTCAGCGATGTTGACATTTGACCTTGTGGTGTATTCAGCACTTGGGCAATATCAGGACCGAAAGCAGCCACAAACATAGCCCAAAGACCTTGCAATACTTCTTCACTTGGTGGGGCAATAATCCCCTTGTCGGTGACTGTTGGTTTTGGGATCATAGCGCCACCGTTGCCGTGTTATTTTCAATGTCGGTAAATTCGATCATGCCTGTTAATATCCGGTTATTTAACTGATTAAGTTTAATATTAGCAGAAACAACACCCCCTACGGATAATGCAGCACGATTTAATTCAGACCGGTACAGCCCGATTGGATAGGCACTCTTGCCTAAAATTGACTCACGGTAGGGAATACCTTCCAATTTACTGAAATACAAATCACCACGGAATACACGACAAGCGGAGCAAATATCTTGTGCTCGCTGATATGTGCTTGTTGCAGATGCTATATTGCCCTCAACATCGAGTGCTAAGTCCCATGTGTCTGGCATTAAGAATAGTGTACGCGCCATTATAAATCCCACCCCTCGCTAAAAATAACATACCAGTCCCAACCTTCCGGAAATTCCGGATAGTTCAACTTACCCATTCTTCGGCGCTCCTACATCTTGTTCTGTGTTTCCTGCACTATCATTGGCTTGTGCATGGTTATGTGTATCCACAATAACACCATCCTTCGTGATCAGTGTGCCATCTGCTTTGATAATCAAGCCATTAATGTTCAAGTCGCCGGTAGTCTTGATATTTATGCCATTTTCTAAGAAATGAATATACTGCGTAGGTGTTCCCGACATCATCGTGAACATATAGACTGCGCTATTGATGTCGTATTTTCTGCGTGTATCAGGTGCGGATAGCTCGCCAGTTCTTTTTACGATAGAAATATCACGCTCACAGAATCCGCATAGACCAACATCACCAACTTGTGGATCAATCACAATGGCATTTGAGCCACCCTGCACACGCAAATAAGGCACGTTGATAATTTTCCCCATCGGGTAGACGTTATTTGATCCGTCAATTTGCTGAACCAATGGAAGGACTTCGCAGCGACCAATTGGGGCGAGACTGTCAGACGGAATTGTCACACTCAAAATCTTAACAGGCATCATCGTGTGAATATTTGCAAGCAGATTGTTGATGATATACATATCCTGCGCTGCGCCTGCCACTGTTTGCTCAGGTCGTGCATTTAAAACAGGTTGATTATCTTGCAATAGCGACATTATTCTCTCCTGCGGGTGAAGCGTTGCATTCGATAAACCATGCACCACCGTCTACGTTGGCCTCTATTGTAACTGTTGTTCCGAAAATTCGCCATTTTGCATTGACCGTATCACCCAAAATACTATCTCGGATTTCCACTAAACCGCCAAATCGAATGAGTGGATCATAAAAAGCTTTGAATGACACACCGCGAACATCGGGAATAGGATAACTAACAAGACCAGTCTTAGGCGAAATGATCGGTACAGGGATTTTGCGTGGACCGCCTTTCGGACAAATGGCAATATTATTTTGCTCGATATACAAATCGAAGTCGGCAGCATCGGCAATACTTTTTATCATGTTAATTCGTGTGCCATTATATGTGCCACCGTCTGCAATGATCTTTGATGCGCCGTTGTTTTCGAATCGATATCCCATGTCTTTGCAGATATCTTCAATCATTGCTGCTGCATCGGTGTTCGCTTCAAATATTTTAGACTGGACAGGAAGCAGTGAATCCACAATAGCAGACTGAGATTCAATGTTGAGTGATACGTTTGGAGCATTAGCCATGTCTATTTTAGCAAAAGTGATATTGCCACTGTAAACCTTAAATAGTTCGCTACCTTCCTCGCCTGCTTCAATCAGTACAGTGTTCTGGACCGCGCCCATTGTATTCCACTGAATCCGCATGAGCTTGAGCATCTTGTCTAAAGCTAAGCCGTATATCTGAATATTGGCTGTTGGTGAGACTGCACCATTGCCATTGATGATATTGCAAGACACTCGCAAGCCAGTGGACTGCAATTGATTGTATTCATTCTCGCTTGTGCAGATTTGATCCTGACCGTTTATTCGGATTGTGACTCGTATGACTTTTCTGTTCATTAAAAAACCTCCAATTGTGGAGGTTATTGTACTTGTTTATGAAACTTCACCCAAGCTCTGAATAATATCATCAGGTAAATCATTTTCTTTTAAAATCATACTAACACCCATGAAATAGCAATCCCTAAAATAACCAGTGACAGCACATAATTAAAAATCAGCACAAATCTGTATTTGCTTTCGATTTTCTCCAATTCTATGAGATAATTACCAGATTCATCATGCAATTGCCAATTACCTTCTTTGAGGTGATCATTATACTTGGACAGCACCGAGATTCTTGAGTTTGCTTCACGCAAATAAGACTGTGATTCATTTAGTCGGTCGCGCAACTGATTATTTCCATCTTGGCAGTCTGTTAATTTCCATGATAGATCAGCAATAATTTGGTTGTCGCTCTGCACAGTTCCGCCACCTGCCACAACCTCGAGTCTTTCTAAAAGCTCAGCTTGCTTTGCGGTGCTTAGACCTGAGCGAAACACTCCTGCCAAGTAGGACGGATTTTTACCTAAGCGCACTGAAATTTCACGTTGGCTTAATCCGATTTCTTCAATTTTTTGTTTAATTTGGTTCATTAATAAATTCCTGTTTTTCTGCTTCAACATCATTTATGTAGCTGATAGCTTCATCTATATTTGAGAATGAATTTTGATATTGCCCTTGACAGTAAAGTTCATAACTTCCAAATGGTGATTTGGCTATATTCCAATGGTGATTTCCATCCCAACTATATTCCACAAGCATGTCATCAATCTTCATTCGCATACTTCCTATTCGGCACACAATTCACTTGCTTGGTTAAACTCGAATACTGCCATCTTGCACCTACTGACTCACAGGCTTTAATGTCTTTGGCTTGGCGTTCTGCGTTGTTGTAAATGCAGCCAGTAGGTAGGGCAATCATTAATGCCACTACGATGATGGCGCTTAGGTGAGTGTGGGTCATTTTCTTTCCTCGTAAAGTTTTATGGCTTGTTCAAGCTCTAATTCTCTGTCGTTACTGCCAAAGAGTTCGATTTCCAGTTTTCTTGTAGACTTAAGGTGTCTCAGGGTAAATTTAGCTGTTGCTAGAGCAGTTTCTTTTGGCCTTCCGCAACCTTTGTAGGACCTTACTATTCGAACTGCTTTTTCAATATCCATCACCAACCCCTCATTGCTCGTATTTGGTCAATTTCTTTACGTTGTATGTAGTTGTACTGCTTTACCCTTAAACTAAGCTCTATCGCGATTACAGCGCAAAATAGAGCTATTGCTAAATACACCATCCGATTAATACCCCGATAGATAATCCAAGTGCTAAACTGCAAGTGTTGTTGCGATTGGGTTTTGTTTGTAGGTCATCTCACATCTCCTTTAGCTCGGCTAGTGTGGTTAATTCACCAATCTTATATTTAGCTTCTCTCGTGTATACATGGTATGTGCCGTCTCCATAGGTGCAAATACTTTTTGGTTGGTAGGTGGTGTGAATTTCTTTGCTATACCCCAATCTTTCAAGCTCAGCCACAATCTCATTAAGCGGCTGTTGCTCGTTTATTTCAATTTTCATGCTTTTGAAATTCATATTCATACTCCTAGTTATGTCATAATAGTATTACGCTTATTTAAACAATACAAGTCATTTTAAAATCTCCAGTAAAATATCGCGCTGAGCTGTTAACTTTGTTTTTTCTTCAAAAAGAAGGCTGAGCGAATATTCTTCCCAACCTCTCAAGGCGTATTTTATTTTCACTGAGCATTCCTCTAGCTCCATATCAACTGAATTTTTGATTTTCTCAATTTCTGCTTGGGTTTTCATACTTAATCCTCTGTTTAATCTGTAATTTCAACTGTGTAGTTTATTAGTGCTGTGTAGGCACGCGAATCAAGTTCTAGTTTGTACTTTTCAGCAAGGTATTTGATGGTTAATTCCTTCGCATACTTGTAGACAGAAAACGCCTCCTCTGGAGTTTTGCCCGAACCCAATGTTATCCGCTCACCATTGAGACTCATGCGAGCAATAAAACTTCCAATTCCTGTGTGATCCACACCCATTGGTAGCTCACCGCGGCTCTTTTTGGTTCGATTCATGAATTGGCTAATTTCAACTGGCAGCAAGACGCATTTATCGTAGTGATATGTCGTATTGGATTTATCAAGAAGATCATAGGATATTTTAAAATCCTTATCGCTCCCGACCTGCCCCATATACCAATCATAAAAGAATGTGTAATTCTTAAACTTTCTGCAAATGCTCAAACGGCCTTTTGACTCCTTAACCTCATTTAGGATTTTTGTCCAAGTTCGATAAGGTCGAGTTCCTATTGCTGGACGCTCTTTTTTGTTGATTCCGATTCCGTAAACTAGCTTCATGATAAAACTCACATCTGGTATTTGTTATTTCAGTATAGCAGAAAACAACAATTGGTATAGTAAAATATCACGCAATCTTTAAAATCTTATTTCGCTTAATAGTTGATC